TCATGATCTTGGTCTCCGCCCGGTGCAATGAGAGGGGATTGCTGCCACTCGTCATCACGACGACCCCAAACATACGTGTATCGTACCGCCCACGTACCTTCTCGTAGTGAGCTAGCTGCCCATTTATAAGTATTATCAACTGGGCGAAGCGTGGCACCCGCATACCCTGACGTATCGGGCGTTATAACACCTGATGGCGGAATAGAGGCCCCCATCAATGAATAATTAAACCCCATCCCATCGTACCCCGTTGCCATCCCACCGGCCCCCGTTGCTGGGGCCGTGCTAGTTACAACCTCATCACCAAAACGCCGAGCAGTAGGATCTATTCCTTTCAACCCCATTGTCTTGTCGGCACCGTGACCTCGTGTGGGTGGGACTTTAATCGGGCCCGGAGTAGCCTCATCAAGACCAGGAACTTCAACCCCACTATCATCTGGGGTGGTGGGTTGATTAATATCAATCTCAACCACCGTAGGTGCCTCAGTCGGGGCAGGTATCTGAAAGTGCCTATTCCGCCAACAACGGTTTGGTCGACCTTCATGACTACCCTGAAAATCTAAGAGATCGTCCCGATAAGCAGAAGCCGTAGCCATCTTCCAAACCTGTTGGCGTGAATCATCAAAGATGCGGGCAGGCTCAAGAACCTCCATCACGTCATCAGAGAGGAAAAACTCTGGTTGATGGATTCTAAAATTCTGGGCTGAGAGCACTGAAATAATATCTGGTGTGGGGCGATCGATACTTACAATGTAATAAACAACCCCATCAGCAGTCTTCTTAAACCACTCTCGACTCTGACGTCGCCGAATGCGGCCTGAGGAGTCAGTGATTTCGATATGCATGATTCCATCCCACTCACCAGTAATGGTGGGACGCCAAGTTGTAGCGCTACTGGCATGGGCAATCGATAAACCTGCAGTGTCGACAAAGTAAAGTAGTCTCTTGTCGTTATTATACGTTGTAATTTTAGACGCAACGGCTGAAGTGGAGCCATCCGCCGCAGGAAGCAAAACAATATGTTCTTCGTCAGGTACGATTGCTTCGGGAATATCCCCAGCAATTCGATCTAAAGCAAGATTCAAGGCAGCCCGAATACGATTATCTAACGTCGAGCCAGTAGAATCCCACGAACGTAGGGCAAACAATCTATTACGCAAAGCCGCTAAAGAAACGTCCACAGAACCTCCAAAAGACGATGGGGGCGTAACCCGAAAGCCACGCCCCCAAAGTGTATCACGTCACGAGTTGCTTACCTAATGCCCCAAACACGAACAGCCACGGTGCTAGCCACAGGGGTTCCTGTAGCTGTGAGCGCTGTTCCAATGAGGGTTTCAGCCGTAGTAGAGTCGTCGCACTGACCAGCGGCAGCACCACCGTTAGTATCAAGGTACAGACCGGCAGTAATGCCGGCAGCACCCTTAACGACACACTCACCACGAATTACAACCCAACCATAGCTGTTGAGTGCAATAGCGTTTTGTGCGATGCCTGAGATGGTGTAGTCCTTATCACCAGCGCCAGTCGTAGGTTTAACCACGAGCGGTGTGGCGACTGCGTTGTTAACGACACAATCGTAAGCTTCAACAGCAACACCAGCTTGGACAAACATCCAAACACGATCACCCTTTAGGCCCAACGAGGTTGTGCCGTCTGTGTGAGTCGCCGCTACCGTGCCGTCGGCAAGTTGTACGCGAATAGTACCCAAAGGATACTGCTCATCTGTGTAGGTATCACCGAACTCATTACCACCAAGTTCAGCAGACTTAAATGCATTTCCATATGCCATGATGTACCTCCTTTAAACCGCGCCGCCGGAAACACAACCCTGAGCCGGAAGCTTAGTGCAGATCATGTTGCCTTGCATTGCGAAGATTGCAGTTACGACATCTTGGTCACCAACGCGCTCCTTGAACTCACTGATGTTCGGTGCTTCAAGCATCGGGAACTCAATGTAGTCAGTGTTGAGCATGTAAGTAACACCGTCAGCCGCGACACCGGAGAACACAGACGTATCGCTGCGATCAAGGTCGATGGAAGAAGTAACAGAAGCGATACCCATGGAAAGTCCCAGGGTGTTGCTCTTGTCAATCTTGTCATCAACAATGCTCACACGAACGTTGTCCCGTCGGCTGTCCTCGAAGTTAGTGTAGGTGTCGTCATCCATGATCACAAGATCAGGACCCTTACCCACACCACCAGCGTAGTGAGAACATTGACGATAAGTCTTACGCAGTTGCGTAATACCATTAGCGGCGAAAGCGCCGATATCGTTGAATTGGTTAGCGTGAAAATAGCTGCTGCTCTTGTCTACGGCCTGAACAGTATCGGTCTGAGCCGTGAACGCCGCAAAGTCAAGAAGACCATTGGTGACGCCCGTTCCGATACCAGAACTGAACTGACCGTTAAGAGTAAGCAAACCAAAAAGCTCCGAAGAAGCAAACGCCAAACCACGGCTGGCACCAGTAAGGAGATACTTGTTCAAGTCTGCCTTAGCTGCTTCCATTGAGGTTTGAGGATATTCTTCGATAAGCCGGATGACAGCCAACTTTCCGCTGTTTTGGTTGAGTTCCCGCTTGGGAATGTTGATTGCCATAACCATACGGTGTGGCTCAACCTCATACTTACGGATTTGTTGACGACGGGTCATGTTCAGTAGCTCGTCACCGACGTAGACACCAACACCACGAGCAGGAGCACCACCGGAGAAGGAACGTTCAATCTTTGTTCCGCCTTCCATGGGCATACGTGCTTTAGAGTTAAGTGCTTCGAACAGCTCATTACTACGAACAAACGAATTCACAAGAGGTCCACGGAGGTCCGCGAACGTAGTGTTCAGCAATTCTGTACTGATAGACATTTTGTTCTCACTAAGAGGGTTAAAAAAACTTTGTTCTCGCCTGCCCGCGACGCTTAAATCAGACCTAATTGGCTACCTGACACATCTAAATGGGTGCATTATTTGTATACATCACACGAACAAATGCTGCAAGGGGCTTATTCGGCATAAAATGAATAACATGATAATATTACCGTTATGGCAACAACAGCGAAGAAAAAAACAAAACGAAAAAATGTAGTGACTGGCGGGGCAGAATTTGCAACTGCACCAGGAATACACGACGGAAAAGTGCGGGCAATGTTTGCAACGCCCGACGCCTTTGTATCTATGTGCCAAATTGTCCGAGAAGACGAGACAACGGGATACATGGAACCCACACATACGCAGAAGAAGTTGCTGCAAGCTTACGACGAAAATCGCTGGCTTATGGTGAACAAGTTTCGTCAGGCAAAAATTACTACTGTCTCCGTCATGCTGCTTCTCAGGGACTGCATGTACCTAAGCGGAGTCAAAGGACTGCTGATTGCGGAACGCCAAGACACGGCGGAAGATATCTTCGAGCGCATACTCTTTGCCTACAACAGATTGCCAAAAGATGTGCGCATGCCTCTGACACCAGGAAAGAAAGCTGGTGCAACACAAATGCAATTCATTCACGGCGGAGGCATCAAAGTGTTGACGGCTGGTGGTAGGTCTCCTGCTATCGGTCGATCGATTGACCGGCTGGTCATTACTGAGTTCGGTGAAGCGCAGTGGCAACGTAAAGCTGCGATCAACATTTTCCCAACGGTAAACAAGCGCCCCAACGCTAAAGTCATTCTCGAGTCCACACCAGGGCGTGCAGGATCTCACCATGAACAAATGTGGCGCTCAGCACTTGAGGGGTCCAGCCGGTTTGCCCCGCTATTCCTTGAATGGTGGGAAGATGAAAGCTGCAGAGAAATGGATGACTCTTTTGAGCCGACATCCGCTGAGCGAGATTACATGTCCCGCCATGACGGAATGTCACCACACAACCTCGCGTTTCGTCGGCGAGGGTTAAATACCGAGTTCGTAGGGGACACCAGACTGTTCTCTTGTAAGTATCCGTCAGACTCATACGACGGCTGGCTCGGAACAACGAACCCAGTAATGCCGGCAGAAATATTAAAACCGCTACTGGAGAAGGCGAAAAAAGACCCGGACGCAGGTATATATGCCTGCCATGAGTTCGAACCACCTAAGCCAGGACACCAATATTTAATAACTGCTGACCCCGCAGGCTTCGGTAGTACAGGTGACAAGTCTGCTTTGACTGTTTGGGATGCAACTGATTGGCGAGAGATTGCATTCTGGGAAGACCGTGAGTCCCCAGACCGATTTGCACAGCGCCTAAAGGTTGTCCAGAAAAGATATTTAGGTGCGTTGCTTGCGGTAGAGTCCAACGCCACAGCATGTATCGCAATTCTAAAAGACCAAGAAACACGAAACTTGCTCTGGACTGATCGAAACCACCCCGGCTGGTACGCAACAAACAAGCGACTACAAGAGTCAGAAGCCCGACTTGTCCAAATGTTGCGGCAAGAAGACCTCCATATCAGAAGTCGGGGTATGCTCCACCAACTATTGAACTATGACGGTACCCGGAAAAAGCGTGTACGTGGAGAAGATGGTACTATTCACCACTTCGACCGAGCACGAACGGCGGTTATGGCAGCAGATATTCTGTCAAGAAGACACTTTACTCAAGCCGCAACTGAAGTAAAATCGGATTACATGCCAGGACAAGTTACAATTAAGCAGCTTGATCAAATAAAGTCTCATAAGAGACGTGAACACAGATCACCCTTTAGACCCGCCTCAAACACTTGGAAGTAAAAAATGGCAAACTCATATGAAGATGCGAAAAAAGAAGCTGAGAAAGAAGCAAAAAAAGATGACGCAGAGACAAAGAAAAAAGTCCAAGGCATGACGGAGGAAGAACAAGAT